CGGCGAGATGAATGCGTACGCGATGGCTCCGACGTCGTTTCGAATGATCACCGCGTTGTGCCCGGTGGCTCGGGCGGCCTCGCGCACCGCCGCGGAGAACGCAGCCTCAGGGGAGACCTGCGGCACCGAGACCACCGAGAGGCCGTTGTCATCGAGAGCGCCGCGCAGGACGTGCGGCACGACGTTCTCGCCGGCCCGCCAGAGGACCAGGTCCCCGATGTGCTTAGCGCCTCGCAGCGCACGCCTCAGCTCGCTGGCGGCGGTCATCGGGCACCCCCCTTCAGCGCCTTGCGGTAGACCGCCAGGGCGCGCTGGCCGGTCACCAGCAGGCGCAGGAGCTCCTCGTCGGTCATCGCGTCGACGCCCGCCCAGTCCTCCCCGCTCGCGTTGAGCACCGCGCGCACCACGTCGGCCGGTTCGATGTCTGGGTTCGCGGCCATGGCGGCGGTGACGACGTCCGTCACCTTCATGCTGCCGATCTTTTTGCGCCGGGTGCTGACGCGCTGCGCCTTCCCGGCTTCCGCCGCCTGATTCAGAACGCTGTCGAATTCCATGGTCTGTCTCCTCTTTTTTGTCTGGCTCCCGCCAGGGTCCAAGTCCCAGCCACCGTAAACGAATGGCAGGGCGTCGTCAACGATTTTTGACTCGTTGTGTTTTCTATAGTGCTCGCGATGGGTTGCGAATGACGGCCCGTGCCTCGCCGCAAAGCGCGTCGATCAGCGGCTGCGTTTCGATGCACCGGCTCTCGCACCCGTACCAAATGGAGGCGAAGTAGGCTGCGCTCGGTACGCCCAGCTGGCTCCGCCTGACCTTCGCGTAGGTCCAGCACCTGAGGCCCCCACCGCCGCGCAGCGCGACGTTCACCCGGATGCGCCGGTACACAGCCGGGCAACCCTCGAAGGCGTCCATGCGCCCCACCAGCTCGCTGTAGGGCAGCTCGTAGACCGCGCCATGAGTGACCGCGCCAGGCAGCTGCTCAATGTCAGCGACCGCGCCTGCCCAGACCCGTGACCATCCGGTGAAGCGCAGCGCCCATCCCTTGATGTCGCCCGTGCCGACCTCGTGGGCAGATGGGCAGCGACGGCGCATCTGGGCCTGGTCCAGGTTAGAGCCGTAGGCGAAGTAGTAGCTCACCGACTGCCTCCGTCCTGCAGGTGCGCGACCCAGTCCCCGCTGTCGACCAGACCGCGCGTCCGCGCCTGGTGCTCGGGGAGCAGGACGTAGATCCAGGCGATGGTCGACGGCGGAGACCCGGGATCCTCGGCTCCGTGCACCGTGATGCGCCGGCGCTCGTAGAACCTCCCGTTCCCCTCGAGCACGTCCAGGCGCGCTAGGGTCGCGTCGTCCACGTCGTAGACCTCGACCCGAACCGCGGTCGTTCCGCCGTCCGTCATCCCCGGATAGCTGCCGAGGCTGTGAAGGGTGAACCGCGGCGGCGTTGAGTAGGTGCCGACGCGAACCCACCCGTTGATGAGGCCGTGGTTGCCCTGGCCCTGTCGAAGCGACCCGTAGACGCCGACCCGGTGTCGCCGCTCGCCTCTCCCGGTGTTCGTGGCTGCGATGATGGTTTCCATTGTCCTCTCCTTGCCCGGGGCTGAAGCCCCGGGCGGTTGGTTGCTAGTTCATGCTCATCGCTGCGATGTGGTCCGCGATGGTCTGGTTGTCCGCCTCCGTCTCCGCCGGGGTGCGCTCGGCGACCTGCGCCCGCTGGCGCCGGCCGTCTTTGAACCCGCTGTCGCCCTCGAGGTTCGCCATCAGGTGGAGGCGGGCGGTCTTAAACTCGTCGCCGATCAGGCCGAGGCCGAGGAGGAAAACCCGCCAGTCGTATTTCGCGGTGTTGGCGTTGAGCTCCCGCCGCGCCTTCCCGCTGGCGCTCCGGGCGTTGATCGCCTTGCAGCCCATCGCCATGACCAGCTGGACGTAGGCCTTGATCTTGCCGGCGTGCAGGGTCGCCGCGAACCAGCGGAACTCGACCGTGCCTCGGAAAAAGATGTTGTGGAGGTTCAGGCCGTGGTAGCGGCTCTGGTCGTAGTGGCTCGGGTTGAGGTTGTTGTGCCCGTACCAGGCCTTCCGCAGGTCGTCCATGTTCTTGATCCGGCCGCGGTTCACCAGGTCCATCAGCTCGGCGCAGGCGTAGGTCTTCGTCCCGATCTTGCCGGCCCAGCGCTCCCGGCTCTCGCAGGCGAGGGCGCGGTAGAGGATATTTTCTTGTTTGTAGACCATCTTGAGGAGGTTCGTGACCGCCTTGACCGTGAAGGCGCTGACCCCGAGGTGGATGTGAATCCCGCAGGTGGAGTCGACCCGGGCGCCCGCCTTGCGGATGGCCCGGACCACCTCCTGCAGGGTGTCCATGTCCTCGTAGCGCAGAATCGGGCTGACCACCTCAGCCATCTCGCCGAACATGGCGCCGGTCACCGAGGAGTCGCGGACCGCGGTCCAGGCCCGGCCGTCCGCTGCGATCACCCGGTAGGTGTCGTAGACCCCGCCGGTGTGCTCGACCCGGCCGCCAACCGCCGTCTGGATCGCCCTGGCGACCATCGACCGGCTGCGTCCGGTGGTCTCGATCTCGATGCCGAAGGTGAGCGCTTTAAATTGGTCGATCATGGTCATGCGCTCGGTCTCCGTTGTGCTTCCGTTGTTTGCCGCGCCGTTCATGACCCCATTTATACTCGCGCCTTGCGTTTGGGCAACCCAATTCGTGCAAAAAAAACGCATGCGCGCGCAACCTGGCGTCACGTTGGATAATTATTTTTTGTGAGCGCGCAGAATCTCTGGATAGATTCCGGTTGGTAAGCGAAAACTGGCGCTCCTGCCTGATCTGGGCGCCCAGGACCGTTGGCCCTGGCCCTGGCCATAGCACTGGCATTGCCCAGGCTGCCTCTGCTGGCGCCCAGGAGGCCCGCTGCTTGCATTTCGGGCGATGGCCCGGGCAACCCGCCCACAGGCGGTCTCCGGCCGGCACAGGGCCGCTCAGGCGCTCCTGCGCACTGGCGCGATCTGCAGCCCGTCCCCGGCCGTCGGTTTCTATGTGTGGCGATGTAGGCCTTGCGGGAGGATCGGGCAGGTCAGGAGCTTGGCGGCAGGGCCCCCTCGATCACCCGCTGCACCTTCACCGCCTCCCCATCCCCTCCGCCGAATGCGACGCTGAAGACGAGCGGCTTGGTGCGCACATCCTCGGCAGCGGTCGGCGAATCGAGCAGGATCTTCACCGCCTCAATGATTGCCGGGATCGCCTCTTTCAGTACAGCCGTGACGACGGTCAAAACGACCGTTGATTCGAGTGCCATGATCACCTCCCACATCCCAGCGCCCAGTTGCCGAACGCGAGCGCCAACTTGTAATACTCGTTTTCGGTCACCGAGATGGCGCCGAGCTTCACCGCGCGGTCCGCCACTTCGATGAGCGCGCATCCGACCGGCTTCAACAGCATGAGGTCGTACTTGCAGTCCGGTGGCGGGGTCTTCTTTTTGCATTCGCTCTCGTGGCCCTTGATGTAGTCGTAGGTTCCGTCCATCGTGCGCCGCGCTGCCGACTGCGTCGTCTGAATCGCCGGCAGAATGCCCTTTCCGGTATCGACACCGTTCCGTTGGCCGGTCCACGCGACCAGGAAGGAGTAGGCCGGATCGATGCACGTCGCGTAGGCGGGCGTCTTCACCCCGTGTGCCCTGGCACACCGCTCGTGCTCGGCGAGGCCGAAGGCCTTGAAGGACCGGTCGAAACCCTCGGCCACGTCCCGCGTCTGGTTCAGCACCGCGTAGGAGTAGGCCAGGTTCTTGTATGGCGTCCCGCAGCCCATGACGAGTGCGAACGCGGTGAGCAGAATCCACTTTGCCATCTTGCCTCCTGACTGGCGCATCGCGCCTCGCTAGAGAATATAACTCCCGACATCCGTCATGCTGATGTCGGCGATGACTCCGGTGAGCGCGCAGTCCTGCGACGCAACCCCGGTGATTACGAGGATGTACTTATTCGTCTGCCTGTCGACGACGAAGTCGGCGAGCCCCATTGCCTCCTTGTCCTGCCAGCTGCCAACTCCGCCGATCGTCTTGGATCCCTTCGACGTTACGGAGCCGTTGTTTGCAATCTCGAGCACCTCGGCCACCAATGCAGCGCCACCTCCCTGTTGATACCACGTGAGCTCCAGGTCGGTGATCGTCGCCCCGTGTGGAAGGTCGAGCTCGACGTGCCCAACCTGCGCACCACTCGAACTGTGGGTCCAACCGGTGATTGCTCTCGCTCCCCACGTGGCGCCGTAGACGTATTGCCACGTATTCGCCGCCCACGCGTTCTGCACGAACGACGAGAGCGAAAGCTCCTTTGCCACCGCTCTGGCGGAATCGTATTTGAGGTTTCCGCCCATCCCTGCGCCGTACATCGTGATCACTTTGGACAGCAGATCCCAGCGCAGCGTCGTGGAACCAAGGTCGTTCCCGTCGGTGGTCGGAATCCAGGCCCCGTTCAGTCGCATCGCGGCGTCGGTTGTGATGCTCCCGTACAGCGTCGCGTCGTTGATGAACGCGTCCCACTTGTGCGTGGCGTCGCCGAGAGCCTGCCCCGTCGCAGCGGCCGGGTCCACCCCGCCGGTCGTCACAATCAGGCTGCCGGTCAATCCAATATCGCCGGTGATGCTCGCGCCCCCCGCGGTCACCGTGAGCAGGCCGCCGAATGTCCCTGCTCCGGAGCAGTCCATCAGCGAAGCGTACACGTCCCACCGATGTGTCAGGTCTCCCAGGTCTTGCCCGCTGGCGTCGGTCGGCTTGATGGAGTTTGCCGTCCCTACGGTCGTGTCTCCGGTGAGCGTAAACGCACCGACCAGTTCCGTCGCTCCGAGGAACGCTGCCCAGTGCTTCGTTCCAGACCCAAGCGCGCGAGTCCCATCCCCATCAGGGATGAGCGCCTGAGAAATCTGTCCCGTCCCGTCGCGCACGATGAGCTCAGCGTCAACAGAGTCGAGGGCGTCCTGAACATGGACAGAGGCACCATCGATGTTCGTCCATCCGGTTGCATCGACGGAGATGGCGTCTGCGGCAGCGAAGACGAACGTCATCTTTCGCGACTCGTCGATGTTTGCGTTGATCACCGCCACCTGGCCGAACGTAAGCTCAATGTCCGCAATCAAGATCGCGTCGGTCGGAAGCGCTGGTTGCACGTGCCCGCCGCCGCCCGCCGCCACCCCGGAGATGACGCGAATTTCGTAGCTCTCATCCTGCGCCCAGTAGACGACGTTTCCGTTTCCGTCGACGCGCGGATCAGAGTTCGATCGATCGAATCTCGCGTGTAGCGATATCCACCGCGACTCTCCTGCGTTCGTCGGCACAGTCGGGTTGCCGAGGTAGTCTGTCGACACGTCGACGACGAGAGATGTACCGACGGCGACGCGGTAACCGTCCTGCGTGTAGCACGTGAATGGCCCTGTCATGTCGACGGTCATGTTATTCGGGGCGTGCTCGGTCACAACTCCGCCGTCGATTATTCCGCTGACTCCAAGGTCCTTTGCGAAGAGCCACATGGCGAGCTCGGGACCATCAAACGCAGAGCGCATCTCGTCGTCCGAGACGCGCTGTTTGAAGTAGAAATAACGTCGGTCCATCGCTGCCTCCTAGTCGTGCAGATACGTGTCGAATCCGAGCCGAGAGATTCCAATCTCCCATGGGTCGTAGACTACCGCATCGCTTGGGTCGTGTATCACGTAGTGCTCGTGGGCGCACTTGACTTCTTCGATGATCAGCCTGAGCGCTCGGCGCTGGTCCGCCGTAAGCACGACACCGGAGTAGACCTCGAACGTATAGAGCTCAGGCGTTCCTGCTGATGGCCCTATGATGCTGTCGACGCCGAGGCCCCCGTCGTAGCCGAAGACGTCAGTCACCGAGACGTCTTCAAGAACCCACACCTGGCCATGCCCGTTGTACGCGGTCACCGTCACCGTGATTCCGAGAAAAAACCGAGCCATGTTGATGATGGCGTCGTCTGTTCCTCGCTGCGCATAGCTCGGAATCAGGAGATCGATGAGCTTGCGTTTCTGAATCGAGGTCATGTCGAAGCCGAAAGGGTTCCCAAGGTCTGCGAGCAGCGCATCGCAGAACGACTCCGGCATGCTGTCGACGTCCCAGAGGTCGTCAAACGAGTCGATCTCCCAGAGCTTGACGTCAAGCGCATCCTGCCAAATCGAGCACATGCGTTCCAGGTCGCCGTAGGTGTCTCCCGTGCGGTCTTTTTCCGCCAGCAGGTCGTACCAAATCGAGAACCGCCTCTTCCCCGGCCAGGCCGGAGGAGTCCACGCGATGAACTGCGCGGTCCGGTAATCAGCGTCGAGGATGTTCAGCGACGCATCGGCAATGTCCCCCCCGGTGAGCTTGTAGGTCTTTCCGAACGTGAGAACGATGTCCGTGGTGACGTCGAACACAGTCGGGCTGATCTCCACCACGGACGACGCAACGACCCGCACGCCTGCCTCCCTGTCGTTCTGCTGAATGAACTCGAACGAGTACAGGGAAGGGTTCATGGCATCGTTTGTTCCGCTCGTGCTAGATCGCAGCATTGCTTCGTTGAAGGCGACACGAATTTTGTTCCCGGCAGTCGCTGTCGCAGAGAGCAGTCTCGGCTCGGTGATGTCCTCGACCGTGAACGAGTAGGTAGTGTCGACCACGTACCCAGCTGTCACGTCTTGCGAAACCACATGGACGGAGACAAGCTGTTCGCTCAGCCAGGCGGCGTCGTGAACGACCACAATGCGGTAGTCGTGGACGTTGATTGGCGTCGCGGACGAACCCAGGAATCCGGCCTGAAACACCCCGGCGGACATAACCAGTGAGCCACCGACCTCGATGTCCGTGTTCGCAAGGTCGACCCCGCCTGGCGCAGTCGAGATGATCTCGAACACGACGTCCTGGCTCACGCCCACGGCGACCGCCGCATCTTCTGGATACTGGTTGACGACGTAGACGCCGAGTTCGGACGTCGTCTTCAGGTCATCGAACCACAGTGCTGGGAGCTTGATGATCACGGCACAGCCTCGAGCCTAAGAGCTACGGTCTGCACCCCGGTCAGGTGCGACACGTTGATCGTTCTCTTCGCGTACTCGCGCGTCGCCCCAAGGGCGATCTGCTCGGACCAGATCTCAGTCCCTCCGACCAGAAACGACGCCTTGAAGTCGATGCCGGCCGTGGTTGTGTTCCGCAGCTTCATCGCGAATGTGATCGTGCGCACATCCCCAATGTAGACCTCCTGCTCCACGCCGAACACGTCCCCAATCTCAACGTCCTCTTCAACGTCCGCGTTTTCGCTTCCGATGAGAAAACACCAGTCGCCATCAGGCGGCGTCCATTCAGACGGCTGTATGCGGCCCGCGCGATGTCCTGCGACGAGCGTTCCTTCTTCGTTGGCCATCAGTTCTGCCTAAACGGCTCGTAGTGGTCGACGAATGCGTAGCGACCGGTCGTTCTGGTGTAGTACGCGAAGCCGCAGTACCCAGATAGGTACGGTTGGCTTCCGCTGTTGATCCCCAGCGCATCGTCGACGAACGATTCCAGTCCTGCGACCGCAGTCCAGACCGGCGACGTCACCGCGTTGCTTCCGAGGTTGTTCTCGAACACCTGCAACTCCACGTCTCCGCTCGGCTGGACGATGATGTCGATCCGGAGGTGCAGCCACTGGTCGACCTGGTAGGCCGCCGTCGACTGCGCGATGGCGTTCGCCAGCGGCAGACCACTCGACGGCGCCCCCTTGGCGATGACGATGCGCGCCGGTGACTCGTCGTGTGCCAGCCCGATGAGATACCCCACGTGACCGACGTCCGCTCCCTGCAGGCAGCCGTACAAGATGGGCGTACAGTCGACCCCGGCAATACGCCTCATGGCGATTCGGAACGACCCGCCTTTCGCAGTCGGCGCGAAGTTCACGTCGTTGTAGTAGAGGCCGCTGCCCCCAGCGTTCGGCTGCAGGCTGTGCCATCCATACACCCAGCTGCCTCCGCCGCTCGGAGGAGTGAATCCGTTCGTTACTCCGCGGTCGACGATCGCGGTCGACAGCGCTCCAGGAAAAACAGTGAAATCAGATTCGGCCATCGTTCGTCTCCTACAGAGTATCGAGCCCTCTGAAGTGCTGTCCGGCTGTCGGTGTTCCCGCGCTGTACGCCACGGTGTAAACGCGCAGCTGCTTGAAGCCGGCCTCTACATCCACGCTCACTGGAAGAGTGTCCACGTCGCTGATTGTCAACCAGGACCCATAGGACCGCCTTCTGACCTCCAGCCGCATAGATCCTGTGAGTGTACCACCAAACGCGACGCGCACTCCATCGGTCGGGTCTATGCTCAGCGCGGCACCAGCCGTCGTTGATGCATGCGGAATGTCCAGCTCCAGTGGTACCTCGAAACCCTCGTACTGGTTCGGCGCTCCGTTCGTGACGAAGTCTCCGGCCGTGATGTCCGCTGGGGCGAACGCAGTCAATGACGTTTCGTTCAGGCTCCAGTCGCTCTCGAAGGTCTCTGCACCGACGTGCGGGAACACGACTGCATAGATACTCGTCGGCGTAAGCGTGAAGTCCTCAAACGCCGAAAGGTATCCCAGGCCAGAGCAGCTTGCCCAGGCGAAATGCAGGTTGCACGCGATGGTTGCCGAGATCGCGACTTCCCACGCTTCGCTCTGGTCGCTGATGATTGCCAGCGTCGCCTTCGTCGGCTTGATGAGGGACGCCGGAGAGCCAGAAAGATGCCACGCAAGCGCACCGTCCACGATGTGGTCCCAGATCCTGTTGTTCCAGATTTCCTCTGCGAGATCGATGGCCGTCGAGAGATCTATCGCATCCGGTGCTGTGATCGCGTTCGCGAGGTCTGCTGCCGTGTGAAAAACGGCGCTTGCGATATGCAGGTTCCACGTTGCCTTGATCTCGTTCAGTCGGATGATGAGCTCCGGGAGACTGGAGATCGATGGAAATGTCTCTGTGATGACGCTGGCCACGTCGGCGACTACATGGCGCGAAGACCACTCCTGCTCGAAGTCCTCAGCCGCGTCGGCAGCCGCATCAAACGCTCCTGCGGTCACATCGCCCGTCGTCAGAGACGCCAGCACGCCTTCGTTCGCAGACCAGTCTCTCTCGAATCCTTCGTAGATTCTTTCGTATGGCCAAACGTCGAAGACCCCTTGCGTCAGATGCGTCGCTGGAACAAATGCAGAGATGGCGTCTTCATTGCTCGACCACCGACCATCGAAGGACTCGACCCACCTCGATGGCGATCCGAACACGCCAGCATCGTATTCCGCAGCGGCACAAGACGCAGACCAGACGTCCGGCCAATCGACGGAATCA